CCTCGATGCCGATGCACAACTCAAACTGCGTTCTATGCTGGTAAACTTTACAGAGGAGTTTGTTCGTACCAAGGCGTCCGAGGCGGGTGTCGGCGACGTACTGCGTGGCCTCGATGCCGATGCACAAAGAGTTTTACGTTATATGATTCGTGATATGTTAACAGAATATTTGTATCGTACAACTAACTCATTTGGAGAAGGTGCTGGTCCCCTTGATTTAACAAATGACACGCGTATCAAGGCAAACGAGTCTATACGCAACTTTGTAGATGATTTCGTTCGAAAAATTACCGACGCAGGTGTAGGGGATGTAAAAATAAACCTTGATGTAAACACTCAGACATCTCTGAGAAAAACATCATTTGACATGGCTTCATATCTCATACGTGTTCTCGCTACACAGACTGATCAAATCGATAGTTTTGATCCACAAATAAGAAACGCTATATTTAAACAGTTATACGATTTGACTTTTAACAAAGCGAACAAAATCACAAATCGGGTTATTAAAACTAAAAGAAAAATGTTTCATCCGCGCGGAAATGGAATTATCGTTCGAGAAGTAACAACCGGACTTCATTTACTCAAAGACAAGAATACAGGTCATTGGATACTAAAAACAGAAGGTCAGGTGAATACTGAAATGAAACCTGGAAGTACAAGTCAACCTGCTATAAAAATGGATATATCAAGTTCATTAGCGTTTGGAGATTATGTCTCTGAAAGACAACGAAAAAAACATTTTATAAATAAAAAATTCAAAACTGCAATTGCAGAATTTGTCTCTTTTGCAAAAGCAAACCCTGGTAAAACTGCAGGGTTAATAACTTTGAAACTAGCATCTGAACTTTTCGAAGGTATCGGGACAGCAAGTGACATTATGGACGTGTATGGTGTTCTTTCTACATTTGGAGACGCTCTTTATTATGATCCAAGTCAAATGCAAGACTATCAATTTTTGACGCGTTCAGTAATGGATGGATTAGCAAAGAGAGCTATAGAAAAACAATATAAAACCATATATGAATATAATCGAGACGATGTCGATGCGTATAACAGTATATCTTCAAATTCATTACAAAGTGATTGGCCTCGCCCAAGAATAGCGTTCCCTATTATTATGGGCCCTTTACAGTGGCCGGTTATAAACTCAGCCGTGGATACAGCTTACCAGGATGATCCATATTATTTAGATTATCGACTACAGACTGCTATTCAGACGTACATGGAAGTTCGTCTTCGTAATCCACCACAATCTGGAAAAACATATGATTATCAGACAAGTTTTAAGAATGCTGTCAACGATGCTGAATATTATGATGAAATTTTACACGATGGTGAAACACTTTTTACAGATTACATAACAGGTTCAGATGCGTATACTTTCCAAGGACCAACGAACGCTACATCTGGATATGACGATCTTTACAAGGAGGCTTTTACATATTTTTGCCGTGCAAACAACGGTATAGTATACGAGGATACGTGGCCAGCTCAGCCAAGTATTTCTTCGGTCGACGGCAGTCTTGGAGGTCGTCAGAGACTTCAATGTGGCTGGAAAGACAAGACAACATGCAACACTAAAGCGAATGAATGGTATCGTATGTATCAACGATATGGTTACGCACCTGGATCTTATGCAGAATGGTATGAATGGACTGATGATGCTCTACAAAATGTGACCAACCCGATTGCAGGTGGATCGGTTATTACAACTGCAGTTTCTCCTACATCAACATTGAGAAATGCGGCATCAGGTGCATGCATCGCAACCAGTTACAGTGGACGTTCGATGACAGAATGGAGCAAAGGAACTACGTACAACATCGATACACACACACCTGAATACTCTGAAAAGTTTTGTCGTACACAAGGCGCCTGTTTTGACAAGGTGTACAAGACATGCTATCTTCCACCGGACACAATGGAGGCTCTTGGAATATTTTTCGGAACCGGTGGCCCACGTGAGTGGATAAAGGTGAACGGATGTAACTACATGGGAAGAAGTCGAACTGAAAACTTTGAAGACTTTATCAATTCAACTGGTTTTGGCATGATTTTTACAAAGAATGGAAATAAAATGTTACAAGATGCTCTTGCAAATAAGACAAACTGGACAAAGGGATTCAAGACTGTTCTCGGTGATCCTGCGATGGCTGCAAACTTTGTATCGAGTATTCTCGGAGTATACTCTTTGTTTAGACCTTCTGGGATTCTTATAGGTGTTACTGTATTACTTGATGTAGTAGGAGGTATTCTCGCTGGCGTGAATGACGTCCGTCAAAGACAAATTGAACAAACTGCACCTATTGAAGATCAACAGGAATATGCAGTAGGTGGACTTATCCGTGATGCCAGTGGAAATTATCAGCCAAAATATGTTTCGTACGTTGATGGATGGGTAACAAAACCAATCAAACTTCATCCGTTTGGAAACCCCGACAGCCCTTATCCTCGCGCATCGGATTATTCCGAAATGAAAACAATCAAATTTTTCCCGGCGATGGATGAAAACTTTTGGGCAAACGGGACAGACTACGCAGGAACTCCTACAACTGATAAAAGACAGGGAAGATGCTGGAACCAAAGTCCGCCTATGATTCGAGCTGGTAGTAATGGTGGCCGAAACATAATTTGGTGTCTTCCCGCAAGACCATCCGAAAAATTTGCAGACTCTCTCATTGGTATTCTTGCAACTCCCGAATCACAATATTTGGTAAACCGTGTATGGACTGGTGGAGCCGACCCAGAGTACCCAGATTATCCAATGGCAAATGCGAATGAAGGAGCCATGTGGAAACCAGCCGATTCAGACAACTACTGGTTTTACCAACTGTCGTACGACAAAAAGAAGATGGCCGGTATGGTTAATGGTAAAGGTATGCCGACGTCTTTATGGAACGATGCACTTCTGCGAAAGTACTTTTCGGACAGTACAATTGCAGAGATGCGGAAATATTATTGTGTACAAAAACTTGCCGATGACCCAAACAGTCAACTTGACAAGCGATGTTACGGTTTTGTAAATATACGATATAGAACAGCTGGTGGTATGACGTATAGATTTTTACCAATGACAATCCCTGCTTAACGGGACGGAGCAGCCGCGTAGACAATAGTCGTCGCTCCGTTCGTAGTTGCGTTTGTAGCACCCGGACCGTTGAAACGCGCCACTTTCCAATTGGGAATGGCCTGATTAGAGCTATCAGTAGTCTGACCATCGATATCCTTCACTCCGGTAGTCAGGTTAAACTCTGGATTTGCACCTGAAGAGTACTTATATAAAGGCTGAGCGGTTCCAGTTGCATCGAGGAAGCCCGCGCGTTTGGCCCATGCAATGACATTTGCACCCGTCACATTTGAAGGGGTAAAAGTCCAATCTTTGTATTTGTTAGTTGGTGTCTGTGTCGTCGTTCCACCGGCAATATTCACATCATAGTAATTGGGGCAGACAGTCGCGACAAACTTACGGGTCGCTCCGGCAATGTCGGCATCGCGCGCCTTTTTGATGAGGTACTGGGAATAATCAGTCGGTGCTGGGTCTGTAACTCCACTAAAAGTTCCTCCGCTGTAAGTCGTTTTTACTTCGAGATTTACGGTCGTGGAACCTGGTGCAACAGGCCAGGTTGGGGGGGCTGAAAAAATTGGTCCGTAAGCCTGGCGAATAGCTACGATATCGGCGTCATAAGCAGATTTGGCGGCAGTGTATCCCGGAAGAGCCTGAACTGCAGCATCAGTAATTGACTTGGCAGGATCGACAGCAGGGCATCGTGATTTTATATATGTACTTGTTGCAGTCTGAACACAAGTGTCACGAGTCGTTATGGCTGCCGTGAGTGCAGTCTGTTGAGCTGGTGTGAGTGAAGAATAGCCTGCGTCGGTTGTTGCGTTTACACCATCCGGAATATTATTTTGAATTTTTGTATTGAAAAATGTAGTTGCACACGTCTGAATATCTGTGTCAAAACTGGTATATCCTGTAGGCGCTGGAGTTGTCGTATCTTTGTATACGTATGCCGATCGACTTCTGAGAATTACAAAAAGTAGAAGAGCAATGATGATTCCAGATGCAATCAAAATTGTCCTGATGGTCCGGTCATTCAAAACAAGCTTCATTAATAATAGTTTATAAAAAAATTAACACGAACTATATATTTTACGAACTCTTGAACCAGATGTTTCAAGTACATACAAATTTCCATCTAAACCGAATGTTATGTCATCTGCTGGACTCATACCATTTGATAAAGCAAGTCCATCTGTTATAGTAGAAGTTCCATTACCTGCAATTGTTGTCACGGAACCAGTCGCGATAACTATTTTACGAACACGTTTATTATTAGGGTCTGTAACATATAAATTTCCACTTGTATCACTTGTTATACCTTGTACAAATCTACCAAATTTAGCTGCTGTTCCTATTCCATCTAGGTAACCATATGTTGTACTTCCAGCGAATGTAGTTACGGTAGCTGTCGATATTTCAACTTTACGGATACAATTATTACCAGAGTCTGTAATGTATAAGTTTCCTCCAACTATTGTTAGGTTTGATGGTGAATTAAATTTAGCATTTACTCCTACTCCGTTCATGTAACCAAAGTTTGATGGACTGCTTGGTGTACCTCCACCAGCGAGTGTCACGATAGAAGTTCCAGTAAAATACCTAATAGCGCTATTACCCGAGTCGGCAATGTAAAGAAATCCATTTGATGGGTTGTAAGCTACTCCAGTAGGATTATTCAGATAAGCAGCCTGAGCAAGTCCATCACTGAATCCTATAAATCCAGTACCAGCAACTGTTGAAACAGATGCGGAGGATAAAGATATCAATCGGATGACATGATTCCCACTATCCGCTACGTATAGAGACCCAGTACCTCTCATAGCAAGACCACTCGGTTTATTAAATCTTGCACTAGTTCCAGTACCGTTAATAAAACCATATGTTCCTGTGCCACATGATCCAGCAAATGTAGTTAAGACTCCAGCTGATGTTATTTTACGAATACAATGGTTATTTGTATCTGCAACATAAATATTACCTGATGAATCTCTCGCTATACCAAGAGGAGCATTAAACCCTACACCTGAAATTATTGTAGACATCCATAATGGTGCAACTGTACAAGTTGAGCCGTTCCAACACGGTGTTCCAGATGGGCATGTAACACAAGATCCGTTTCCTGGTGTTGTAGAGCATGCTGTACATGTTCCACTTGTACATACTCCTGTTGTTCCGGCTCGACAGTTTGTGTTTGTGATGCACTCCTTACACACAGAACCGTTCCAGTATGGTGTCGTCGCTGGACATGTTGCGCAGGTTGAAGAGCCAGTCGTGTCACAAGCCGTGCATGATCCACCCACACACGTTGTTCCGGCTCCACAGTTTGTATTTGTGATGCACGCCTTACACACAGAACCGTTCCAGTATGGTGTCGTCGCTGGACATGTTGCGCAGGTTGAAGAGCCAGTCGTGTCGCAAGCCGTGCATGATCCACCCACACACGTTGTTCCGGCTCCACAGTTTGTATTTGTGATGCACGACTTACACATAGAACCGTTCCAGTATGGTGTCGTCGCTGGACATGTTGCGCAGGTTGAAGAGCCAGTCGTGTCGCAAGCCGTGCACACACCATTATTGTTAAAGTATCCTTGATTACAATTAAATACTGAACACATTCCTTGTGCATCTTTAGAGTAAAAACCGTTTGTAAAAGTGCTGCATAGTTTTCGGCATACTCCTCCGGCATCAATTATTGACGAACCATTCACATCATCGGTTGTGCACGAACTCACCGCGCAGCCAGAACTGTATACGACAGAAACACCATTATCTACAGGACATGTCTGGCATATATCACCTGATGCTACATAACCCGTGTCGCATATCGTGCATAGCCCAACTGAGTCCTTTAAATATCCTTGTTTGCACGTAGCTCGACATACTCCATCAACTACACTCGCAATAGTTGTGAGTGCATTTGTTGGTGTACACGACGTCCCTGTGCATCCTGAACTAAAATTTACAGAAACACCTGCATCCTTCGGGCAAGGCTCACAGAATCCGTCTGTTTTCTTTCTGTATCCATTTGTACATATTGTACAAAACATATCAGAGTCACGTGTGTATCCGGGCGCACACAAAGTACATTGTCCAGAAGAATCCTTTGTATAGTTTGGTCGACACTGTGCACGGCAAGCCCCTTGGTCATCCTCGTATGTCGTTGTCGAATAATCAAAACCAACTTGCGGCTGACATATGGACAAGGTACAGCCTTCTATAAAAGACACGGTTGTTCCAGGGTCTTTCGGGCACATCTGACACGCCCCAGAAGCGTTTTTAAATGTACCCACCTTGCAGACATTTCGACATACACCAGTCGCATCCGGTTCAGACCGTAGAGCATTTGTATCGGATGTTGTACATGCAGTCGCAGTACATGTCCCAGATATAAATGAAGTTGGTAAAGTTCCAGAATCTCCAGAAGTTTGCGAGCAGCATATATTATCCGGTGTTAGCGTATACCCCGGGTTGCAACCAAGGCGGCACTTTCCGTTTACAATGTTTGTAAGGCCGTTCTGAACTGTCGTTGTGCAAGCGGATACCTCGCATGATCCGCGTGCTGTATATCCTGTCACTGTTGTACCTGTATCGTTGATGTTTGTACAAGGAACACAATGTCCATCTGTGATATCTCGCTGAAATCCATAATTGCATACATTTCTACACGTGTAATCGTTGTTAAAATTTGACACGGCCGAATATGCGTTCGGATCTGTTGTACTACAGGTTGCTACTCTGCATTGAGACCGTACATCACGGAGCGGGTTCATGAAGTACTGGTAGTCTGTTCGCTGATAATTACTTAAAAATGTCAACTCTGTGGTGCCTACATCTTTAGGTCTTACTCCTACACACGAAACACACGTTCCAGACGGCCCTACATAGTACCCGATACTACATATTCGTTTTATTTGATTATTTTCATCTATAGTTAAAGTACGTGTATTATCTCCAGTAACAGAACTTCTATAATTTGAAAAAGAACATGTAGCAAACGTTGCATTAGTACTCACCGACTGCACTAAACTATTAAAAGAAACTTGTTTCGTGAGTTGAGCATAAGAAAAGGTTATATTAGCATCATTTACTCGTGATGGACAATATTTAGTAGCATCTTCTATACAAGTTCTATTAGTAATAGTTCCTGTACACGGTGGTGAATTTGCGTACATCTTTCGGTTGCATTTAAAACCGTCTTGGTAATATAAATTACCATCATTACAATAATATCTTACATAATCACCATCTTTAAATAAACTTGGGCGTTCGGTTTGAATACATACATAGTTTATTAGATCAACAGGACATAGAGTCCATGAAATGGGTGCAGTTGATCCACGTGGACAATAACTGGAAGAATTTGCACCAGAACAAATTGTATTTATTTTGCGAACACGCATGTTATAAAAATCAGAAACGTACAAGTTCATTGACCTGTCAAATGTTACCGATACTGGTGTACTAAAAAGGGCACTTGTTCCGGTTCCGTCGGCAAATCCACTAGACCCATTACCTGCAAGTGTAGTTACATTTCCATCTAAATCAATAACACGTATACTATGATTTCCAGAGTCAGAAACGTATATATACCCGGATGAATCAACTGATACACCAGCCGGTGAAAAAAAACGAGCACTTGTTCCAGTACCGTCAGTATAACCGGAAGTTGTACTTCCTGCAAATGTAGTTACGGTAGCTGTCGCTATTTCAACTTTACGAATACAGTGATTACCTGTATCGGCAATATATAAATAGTCACCTGCAAGACTTACAGCAATACCTTTTGGATTACTAAATGATGCAGAAAGGCCTTGACCGTCAGTGTTTCCAGATGCACCAGATCCAGCTATACGCGTGTACGTTCCATCTGTGCTAATTTTTCCAACAGTATTTCCAATTGAGTTTGTTACATATAAAACTCCAGTTATATCAATTGCAATACCAACCGGAACATTTAAACCGGTTACAGAAGTACTCCCGTCCCCTGCAAATGTACTGACTATACCACTGGGTGTAATTTTACGAATACGATTATTACCTGTGTCTGCCACATAAATGTTCCCGTCAAGGTCGGTTACAATTCCATAAGGAGTTCTAAATTGTGCTTGTATATTCATAGCGGGATTACTGTCGGCATATGCAGGTGATCCACATATTCCTGCAAAGGTTGTCACACTACCATCTTTTTTAATCAAACGAATGCAATGATTCAATGTGTCGCTCACGTAGACGTTTCCGTAAAGATCAGTCGTCATACCGTAAATAAAACTAAACGAAGAGTTGAGTCTGTCTGAGTTTGTACTCCCCGATGTTCCATTTCCGGCAAAGGTTTCCACCTCACCTGTTCTTGTCAAGCAACACGGTGTTTTTGTATCAGAATCCGGGCAATAAAATCCCGCCGGACACGGGATTGGGTAAGTTGATTCAGCCGGACAATAATAGCCGGCGGCACACGTTTTTGTACATTTTCCTGCACTATCTCTCCCCCATCCAGACTTGCATCTTTTTTGACACGATGTTTGGTTATTGTACAAGCTTTCTGTTCTAATTTCAGTTTCTTCGTTTGGATCAGAGTTGTCTACAAGACTACACACTGACAGGTTACATGAAGAAGTGTACGTGAATACCGTACCTATGTCATTCGGTGGGCATGTATAAATACCATTAACTATACTTCGCCCACCACTCGAGGTAGTTGTTGTATAAAATCCAGGGAGAGGATTTACAACACATATTTGACTTCCGTCTACAAGTGTCATCCCTCCCGATTGAACTTTGTTTTGGTATAGAGGATCAACTGAACAAGACAAGAGTTGACATGTGTTTGGTTGATATGTAACGACTGTTCCCATATCATTCGCTGGACAGGCTGTACACCCACGGGCATTACTGTTCAGTGAGTATCCAGGGGCGCACGTCACCACCTGACAACTTGTTTCTACAAGGGTAACCTCTCTTACGATTGTCTGATTCGGATCCACCCGACAAGCAGTCGAAATACACGCCGACAGATATGTAATAAATGTTCCCTGGACCAGACTGTTTGGACATATCACACTGCATGACACTGCACCGGTTCCGGATGTGGTTCGACCACCAGGACATGGCTGACATGTTGTTGACCCGGTAGATGAAGAATATGATCCGGAAGGGCACGGCGTGCACGATGATGCACCAGCGGAATCACTGTACGTTCCGGCAGGGCACGCCTGACATGCAGCTCCACCAGTTGAGGATGATCCTGGAAGACACATAGTGCACATTCCTTGTGTCGTGTCAAATGTTGTACCGTCCGGACACGTTGAACAACTTGAAGAACCAGGGATAGCATACTGATTTGCAGGGCACGAAGTACACGAAGTTGCACTTGCACCCGAATATGTGTTCACTGGGCATGAAGTACACGAAGATGCACTTCCACTCGAATATGTACCAGCGAGACACGGTGAACATGACGTCGAATCTGTTCCGGATGAATATGTGCCAGGCGGGCAATTGACACATGTATTGTCATTTGTTCCGTCGCATGTCGTCCCTTTTTTATAACCCGGTGGACATGTCATCTGTGTACATGCTACGCATAATGCATCACGATATTGGTTACAAGGTAATAGATATTTCCCAGAAGGACACGTAATATTTGTACTACACGGTGAACATGTCCTTGTATTTGATGTTGCGGTGCACGGTACCGTTAAATATTGTCCATTTGGACACGGATCGAGACACGGGTTATGTGCGGGGTATTTTACAACTTCACCGTTATCTGTAGTCGTTACAACTATACTGTTACCATCGGGTATAGATATAACAGGAGTCCCTGTAGATGAAGACAAACCGTTAAGTGTATAATAAAGATCTCGAGTAAATGTCGAAAAGTAAGTATAATTTACAAAATTTGTTCGTCCAGGTCTATTTTGACATATACAACCGCTACCGCCACAACCATTTAGATTCCCTGTTGTCCAATTTTCTGCAACAATATTGTTACATATTGATGTGTTTATTATAGCGACACATCTCGATACTTGTATAGGACCTGCTAAATACCCCATATTCGGATCATAATCTGGGTTTTGTAATTTATATCCATAAGGACACGACGTTCGATTTAGTTTTGCCGTCATTGGATCAGGACAATAATATCCAGTCGGGCAGACTCCTTGGACTGATAGTCTAGGTGAAGGACAATATGATCCGGGTCTACATGGAATAGGTTGAACTGAGTTTCTGGGACAGTAATATCCGGGTGGACAGTCCTCTCTTATTTCCGACATTCCTGGACAATAATACCCTGGTGGACAAAACTCACATACAGCATCAGTTGTTGTTGTACAAGCCTGAACAATTGTTCCGACCGGACATGTTGTAGTACAAGGACGTGCATCATATGGATAAGTTCCAGGGCAGTATTTATTTGGCGGACAAGGTGAACATTGACGCAGCTGACTAGATGATGTACAAGCTTGTGTCTCATATTGACCAGCCGGACAAGCATCACGGCATCTATTTGCTGAAGGTAAAGCATCTGTAAAAACTTGACAAGAATCACGATAAATACCCTGAAGAAAGTAAGATGTACCGTATAACTGATTCCACACATCGATAAGTGCCTGTGATTGTATTCTAATTCCTCCTGCATAACACGAACACCCGTCATTAGAGCACTCACTTACATTTCCAGGTAGAGTAGACGGCCCGCAGCAGGATGCATTTATTACGTAACGACATACTGTGTCGGTTGTTGATGTGCATAAAGAAGTAATGTTTTGTCCAGAAGGACAGGTTGAACATACCCAATCAACCTCACCGGTTACATGCGTCGTCGATCCATTCTTCCATAAAATTCCTCCACCTGAATTTTTCAAAACAAGATTACCAGAATCTGTAATTTCAAGTACAAAAGGACGACCATATCGTAAAGTTGAATCAATTGATACCGTGTGGTACGGAATCCATGATATGTTTGTTCCTGCTGTGACGAATGACTTGCTCAGTTGAATTTCGGACGTCGGAAGAAGTTCAAGTTTAATAGCGGTTGGTTCTCTTAAAGTAGTTCCTATTAGGGCTGGGGTTGCCGCAGGGAAATTATACACGGACGTTCCTGAAAATGAAAGAGTCCATGTTTTTGCCGATTGGTCTCTAACAACATTGAGTCTATATGTCCCTTTTACCAGTATCGGGTCGAATGTCGTAATCACGAGTGAACCCTCTGAAAATGAAGGTTTTTCGCACATACCCGAATCAATGTTACGCGTCGACCCAGTTTGACATTGAACAATACATTTGTTTTGGACACTATCGTAACTTGCCGATATCGCAAATGGATTTTTTGTCAGCTCGATAGAACATAATGCTGTACAGAGGGGTGGGTAGTACATAGAGACACTTGTCCCTGCGTCAGTTCCTGTATTTTGCGAACATCCTGCGATACAAACACCAGAGTTTAGACGAGCCACAAAACGTTTCGGGTCTTGGAGCGTGCAACTTTCGGTTGTTGTGCCAAAAAGTTGCATCTGTCGAACGGCAAACGATGGAAATATTCCACTGACTTCGGGTAAATTCAAATTTGGCTGTGTCCCGAGCATAGGATAAAAAAATGTTCGATTCACTTGAGGAAGATTGATGGTTTGTCCAGGGATGGAGACGGATTGTGCTGTAAATGTCTGGATGCTCGATGATCCGAGACCCTGTATAGTTGACGGAGCAGTTTTTCCAAAAAAAACCATAAATTTTTGATAAAGTGTCAAGTCATAATCTTCTCCGATGTCGCCCGGATTCACATAGCCGGCGTCATAAATTTGAGTATCCGTGATTCCAGTCACAACTTTTAAGATAAAATCAAACTCGACAAGTCCACCAGGAATTTTTCTAAATTTCATGACACCGTTATATGACAAGTATCTCCCGAGAATATAACTCGATGGTGATTGTATTTTGTATTCTTCGTTTGTTCTCAACTTTTGAAAATCACTCGCGAGGTCGGTGATTGCACTTGATTTCACACGAATGACGAAAAATTTATTCATGTCATCGATAGAAAATACTTTGCATCCAGATATATCGTTACAGATTTGCGTCTGATTTAGACCAGGGCATGTGGCTCCGCCATTTTGAGGCATACGTGTAATTGTAAGTGTCCTTGTCTGAACATCCTTGCATCGATTTGTACATGGTGACCATGATGGGTTATCTGTCTGACAGTCGGCACTCGGCCCTGGCGTGGGCGTAACAGAATTATACTTGTACCAAAGATACTGGTCGATGGGTGGCACAAAAGGATCAGGATTTGCCCATGGATATGTAATTATAGATCCGTTAAGTGGATCATAAATGACTGAAAAAAAAGTGTTTTCATCACAGGAATGCATGTAATAATCCTTGTATAGGTTGACACTGGGAGTTCCATCTGGATATTGCTGAATTTGAATCCGAGGACATACATTTCTAACACTCATAGATTCATAATATTTCATAAACTTTTGTATACCCGACTCAAATTTGACAGTCCATGAACCATTTGTATTTTGTCTCGCGACACGTCCGGGGCATCCCTGACATGCTTTTATCGTCGTCGTATCTATTAAAGTTGCACCAGACGAAACAAGTCTTTTTATATTTTTGTTACACGCGTCAACATCTAGACAAGACATTCCGTCGTTGTCATACGCTCTCTCTCTATAATCATAAGGATATGGCCATTTTGTTGCCAGCCCAAAATTTTTTATATAATTGTCGACGTATGTGTCAAGCGCAGGACACGATGAGTCACTCGTAGTCCCTTTATATTGTAGTCTATAATAGTTTGGTGTTCCACCTGAAACTGTACTACTTCGAGGACACCCGAATGAACCAATAGTCGCCCAGGGAATTTTTAAATAATCAACTTTTGGAAAATTATCCAAAATTATTCGTTTGTACGCTTTTTTTGATCCAGTAAAAGAATCAACCAGATTTTCTGTTGTAAAAATTTCGCATTGATTCTGAATCAGATCAAAGTTGAACCCGACACAGCTTAGTGAAGAATTACAAAGGTCTGCACAATCCCTTGCACTTTTTAGCCCAGTAGCTTGACTATTAGAACCGGAATACATCTTTGACTCATGGTAACGATATCCAGGGACGCCGTTAAGTATAACAGGTGTTGTCCATGTTGACTTTGCAGCTATAGAACTACCCGAAGAATCAATGACAGTGCTTCCTTTTGAGTAGAGCGTAAACACTTGTATTGAAACTGTTGGATCAGCAGGTGCCGGTTGTAATTTAATCTGATATCCTATACAGTTGGGATTTTGATTACATCTATATTGAGAAACTAAATACATATTCGCACTTCCTATAATAGGTTGTACCTGGTCAAGTATACTATTGTTTATTGTTTCTATTACAGAACCAGAATAAGCTTTATTATCAGTTATAGAATATTCCGATTGGAACTTTATATCTATAGGAATTCCAAATTCATCAAGTTCACCCTCTAACGGATTAGTTTTTATTATTACGGCATCATCCTCAACTTGTGTTTCGGAAGTATCAAAAACTTTATTTAAAGTATTATATGGTGTTTGTTGAATAGTACCTCCACCGGAAGCTGAAATATCTGCTACGACATAGTTACATGTTCCGGTGACATCACAATTATCGAGACTTGTTTTTATTTCATCTGGGACATATGATACTTCTGTTTCTACTGGTTGTTCATTTTGGTAATAGTCTGAAATCACTGTTCCTCCTCCCTGGCCAAACCCACATTGGGTGAGATCCAGTCCCTGAAGAACACAATTGTCGACTGACATCTATTTTCATGCGAGACAAAAATCAGCCTTTAGTTCATCCACAGACGAATAATACTTGGCAAGGTCCTTCTCGAAGCGCTTGTTCCGGTGCTCACCATTCACGTACAGCCACGCAAGGTTCGCTCGCGAGTAACGCGTCAGTCTCTGATTTTCGGTTGGCTTCCGAGGCTTTTTCTTCACGGGCTCGGACGCCGTCACCGGGACCGCCAGGTAGCTCAGCGCCTGCATGCACGTGTCGGCCAGGTCATCCTTCTTTTTGTGCTTGTCAAAGTGCTCGACCCAATCCGGGTTGGTCGCCTGGATAAACGCCCGGCAGCGCTCGACAGACGCCTTTTTGCGCTGCAGATAGCGCACCCGACCGGGACCGGCAATGTCTGGAACCTTGTGGCGAGCGTCCCAAATGATCACCTCTTGCCCCTGACACAAAAAGTAGGCGTGCAAAAAGTGCTCAACCGACTTGATCGTGTGATTCTTCTCGGGTTGCTTCTCAATCAAAACCGTCTTGGACATCTGACGGGCCCACGGACGAGCATCCATGTGTCGCTTGAGACTGACAAACAACCCATCCGCGTGTTGTGGCGGGACACCAGCCACCTCCCACTCGTAAATCTTCTTTGTTAAAGGATCAATAAGACACAATGCCAAATTCTTAATTCCGACATCTATGGACAATAAAGCCATCTCTTAATTAAAGGAAGATGATCTTTATCAGATAATGTCAGCGTGTTGGTGGTGCTGCCACACGTTTCCAGGGCCGGCACTCCATTGCCCTTTCCGGTACGACGAACGGACGAAACGCTTCACAACCACCGGATTTTTCTGTTCGTGGGAATGCATGCGCGCCTACGCCATGGACGCAGGTGGCGCCCGTTCCGGTATCATCCAGTCGTACATTGCGCTCATGCGTCGACACGCCAACGACAACAGGTATGTCCCGACGCGTCATGCCCCGAAACGCCCGGCGCTCAAGTTTTTTGGCGGTACATTGTCCATCGAAGAGTTTCGAGCCGGGTCGTCCAACGTTGTCGTCACCATGCCATGGGAGACGCACGTTCTGCCGTCCGTCACAACGCAGCGAACTGTCCAGGTGCAGAGTGCTCCGACCGCATCGGATGACCTCGTGCTCAAACGAGCCAAGCCGCTCGCGCGGGCTCGAAGTAGTCTAGAAACATCGCTCGGAATTACACGCAGATCAAAATGAGGTGCTGGTTTTTTCAAACCCCGCAACCTGACCCTCCTCAAAGCTTTCCTGAATGGCGGTTTTCGAATGGAACGATTGTTCACGCACACTCGTTCGATTCGGCGATTCAATTTTTAAGATCTACAAAGTGGGGATCGGACATGTTTTGGGCATCCGAGACGGAGCCTGGTCATTGGGACGTCCAGTTTGATGAGTATGTTTCAGTGCGTGATCTTGAAGCGAGAACGTCAGATGAGGCTGCCAAAGTGGCTCGGCAACGAATCATGCTTGATGCGTCGATGCCTAAATTTCTCGACACATATAAATGAATAGAAACGCCGAAAGAAATTTTCTTCGTGCGAGAAATGTTGTCGCACGTGAACACTGGATTCCTCATCGTGGAATCTGGCCGACAAGAAACCCACAGGCAGCAGCTGCATGGGCAGCAGCCGAACGTCGCGTTGGAAATGCAGCCCTACGCGTTCTTCAAAAATATCCTCATGTAAAACGAGCCCATAGGGTCCATGAATATCGCGCGTATCCTGATATAAATCCTAATAACGTTCCAAATTCTAGTTTGGCATACAACATCGTTCGCGGAGTTCAACAAAGTCACGCAAGAAGAATTCAGGCAGCATGGAGAGGACACAGAGCTCGCACAGTGAATGTACCGAGACGACGTATCGAGAAAGCGAAAAGAAATTGGGCACCTGGTGGTTCTTTATACATGACTTATATACCATCTGCATCTTGGTTTGGTCGACCGACGTATCGAGGCTCAAAGTCTGCTTCACCGAGACGAAATCGTTCAAGGTTTGCTTCACCGAAACGAAATCGTCCAAGGTCTGCATAAATTTATGGTCAAAATACACACGCCCTCTGCTTCTGTGTAGGCTGTGACGGCGGAGCATTCTCGTTCGTGACCCATTCACGACCGATGTGAGCCTTCCAGCGAATACCCATGCGATCAAGCACCTTTCGGCAAATGACGCAGGGAAGAGACACCCCGGGTTGCCCATCCCTTCGAAGGCGCACGACAGTAAACTCGCCATGTTTGCGATTGAGCCAGTGTGAAAATCCAGCTGGCGCAACACCTTCACGGCGAGCTTGCTCTCGAAGTAAATTTATGAGTCGGCGTTCGGCGCAGCAATGACACGAGTTGGGCATCATCATCAGGTCCGTCTCGCAGACAATCATCATCGTCACACGGGACACTGGCCCCTGAGTCCAATAATCACGGCCACTAAAATGATGAACCACCCGGGGAGATCCACATCCAGATGAATTCTTGGCCATGACGGGCGGAGCGCACTGATGACCTCCTCGGTCAGCACAACGCTTTCCTCCGTCTGAGCCTGAGCCGGCTCGCATTCCATCTTGTCAAAAAAAGTTGATCCTTTTTAGATGGCTGCCGACTACCAAATCAAGATGCGAATCAACGGGGTGGACATAGGAGAGTCTCGGCACCTGATCCAGTGGAGCGACATCAATACGTATTACCACACGAAGAATGGCTACCTTTTGTCGAATGTTATGGTGATTCCATTTTGTCTGGACACGGCGTCGTACCAACCGACTGGGACACTCAACTTTTCGCGCCTGGACAAATTTGAGCTCGTGACACCGACAAGTACGCCTTTATCAACGATGCTCACCGGAAATTACATGTACGCCGTCGGATACAACATTCTTGACATTCGTGACGGAACCTGTTCACTTTTATATGCAGACTAAGTAGATGAAGGACGATGTCGTCCAGTTGCTTGCCAGGGGGCAGCAGGACATTTGGCTGTCAGGTGAGCCAGAGGTTTCGTTTTATCGATCAGCGTACAAACGACATGTTCCGTTTGCGACATCCATCGAACGGTTTCTCGTTCCATTGGATGGGCGGGTCACCCTGAACCCAAAGTGTGACCTCTTGAGTTATGTTTACTTGACGGCACATGACAAGACGACTGGGGCGCTCATTCCAGGGCTTGACTGGTCGACGATTGTTTCAACGGTCGATCTCGTTATCGGAAACCAGACGATTGCGACGCATGACATGACCTACATCAATACGATTCAAAGTGTTCTTGAAGCACCAGCATATTCGAATCGGGCACAGACGTCGTTTCAGCCACTCGGATTCTTTTTTGATACCAAACCTTTACCGCTCGTGTCACTTCGGTACACGGACGTCCGCTTGTTTCTAAACCTACTCACGACACAGTACGTCATCAAAGTCTGGGCACACTGTATTCACCTCGGGGATGACGAACGTAAATACTTTGCGACGACGCCTCAAAAGATGCTTATACCGATTGTTCAGCGGGTCCCGATTTCGACCGAACCGTACCTGAGAGGACCGATAAAATATTTTGCAGGTGTGTGTAAAAATTATTCAAAAATTTACGGTCCAATTTCTCTAAGTGGAAACGTTCAATGGGGATCACGTATTGGAGGAACTGGAGATGATACAGGTAACTCAATTGCGGTTGACTCTTCAGGAAGTGTTTATATCACGGGATATTACTCTTCAAACCCTCTGACATTATACAACAAGGATGGTTCGGCGTTCGCAACAACCCTGACAAACTCAGGTTCATACGATGTATTCATTGCAAAGTATGATACGAATGGAAATGTTTTGTGGGTATCACGTATTTCCGGAGGTTCAGCTGAATTCTGTAATTCAATTGCGGTTGACTCTTCGGGGAGTGTTTACGTCACAGGATATTACTCTTCAAACCCTCTGACATTATACAACAAGGATGGTTCGGCGTTCGCAACAACCCTGACAAACTCAGGTTCAAATGATGTATTCATTGCAAAGTATGATACGAATGGAAATGTTTTGTGGGGTTCACGTATTGGAGGAACTGGAGATGATTTCGGCAATTCAATTGCGGTTGACTCTTCAGGAAGTGTTTACGTCACAGGATATTACTTTTCAAACCCTTTGACACTATACAACAAGGATGGTTCGGCGTTCTCAACAACCCTGACAAACTTACCAGGAGACGTGTTCATTGCAAAGTATGATACGAATGGAAACGTTTTATGGGGTTCACGTATTTCCGGAGGTTCAGCTGAATTCGGTAATTCAATTGCGGTTGACTCTTCAGGAAGTGTTTATATCACGGGATATTACTTTTCAAACCCTTTGACACTATACAACAAGAATGGTTCGGCGTTCGCAACAACCCTGACAAACTCAGGTTCAAATGACGCATTCATTGCAAAGTATGATACGAATGGAAACGTTTTGTGGGGATCACGTATTGGAGGAACTGGAGATGATACAGGTATTTCAATTGCGGTTGACTCTTCAGGAAGTGTTTACGTCACAGGACCTTACTCTTCAAACCCTTTGACACTATACAACAAGAATGGTTCGGCGTTCGCAACAACCCTGACAAACTCAGGATCAAATGACACATTCATTGTAAAGTATAATACGAATGGAAATGTTTTGTGGGGTTCACGTATTGGAGGAACTGGAGATGATTTCTGTAATTCAATTGCGGTTGACTCTTCAGGAAGTGTTTATATCACGGGATATTACTCTTCAAACCCTCTGACATTATACAACAAGGATGGTTCGGCGTTCGCAACAACCCTGACAAACTCAGGTTCAAGAAATGTATTCATTGCAAAGTATGATACGAATGGAAACGTTTTATGGGGTTCACGTATTGGAGGAACTGGAGTTGATTTCGGCAATTCAATTGCGGTTGACTCTTCAGGAAGTGTTTACGTCACAGGACCTTACTCTTCAAGCACTCTGACACTATACAACAATGATGGTTCGGCGTTCTCAACAACCCTGACAAACTCAAGTCCAAGTGATATATTGATTGCAAAATATTATTCTTAGTCGTCAGCATCCTCCTTGGGTGAAAACACGACCCGGGCCACCTTGAGCGCGTGCGCCTTGGCCACCTTCTCGGACACCTTGTGTTGTCGGGTCGACTCGATCGCCGCATCAAACACACTCTTGTAGACGGCCGTCTGCTCGAAGAGCTCGTTCAGGTCCGACTTGAGAGTCTTGAGGCGCTCCTTCAGATCATTCTCCTCGTCGATCAGCGTCCGGATACGCAAGTGAAGAGCCATTGAATATCGGACAAATCTTCTTTTTAACGCCTGTTTCGGACATTCGGAACATTCGGAACATTGACCACGTCGTAAAACCGCGGGTTCGTCAACAGTTGCATGTAAACAAAAGATAGATGCGCGGGAATAGTCTGACGCACTGTGTTATTTGGGTGAAAGTTTATCGAACTCGAACAACGAACTGTCAAACTTTGATTTGCATGGACCCGTACTCGGCAGTGTAGAAAATTTGCACGACGTGACACAAATGTTACAGGCATTACTTTAGATCGACAAAAAAATGTGTTGTGAACTCATTCGTAGAGTCATATCTATACATAGTGTATGGCGCAGCTCCGTGATCACGCACGCACAAAGCTCTTTGAGGTGCTCAAGTCCGAGGCCAAGGCACTCAACTGCGAAAAGTCCATCTACAACTGGGCCGTGACCCAGACACAAAACGCCGAGCCCAAAAAACTCAACGCGCGCGCAACTGTACTGTTTTCACCCGACATACCTTCATGGGACAGCCGACACTTTCGTTCGCGCTACAAGCACAAGTTCCTTGAGGTTCTCAACAATCTTAAGCGCAACCCAGAGGTGACAAAGCAAGTCAAGGCGAAGGACATCCCGGGCCTGACCCCTGTGCAAATTTGGCCCGATGGTCCTGTGGCCAAGTCTGCCTTCAAGCTCAAAGAGAAGGAACTCGCGATCGAAGAGGCAAAGGCGAAGCTCGACGACGAATACGAAGGCATGTTCAAGTGTCGCAAGTGCAAATCCAAGAAGACGACATATTATCAGATGCAGACCCGAAGTGCGGACGAACCAATGACGACGTACGTTACATGTATGGAATGCGGAACAAAGTGGAAGTGTTAAAAACAACAACCTCTGATCCCCTAATGGCCAAAGCCAATGTGCTTCTCGGAGCCCTTACGCGCTTTTTCGAGCAACCCGAAAACATGGAAAAACTCAAGGATATTCTGGAACACCGAAAAGGTATTTCGCTTCGTAACCTTGAGTGGTTCGTGACCAATTATGCCCGTGAACGACACGTGACATACCAAACCCCGTCCGGTCGTCCATTCACCGTTCACGTCGCATACAAGTCAAGCTTGGATGGTTACTCTAAAAAGTTGTTCGATCCGTTTTGCCGCACGGACCGGATCGATTTTCACGGTTTTATCACCACACCGGCCCAGCTCAACTTTCTCCGGTGGTGTTTTCAGAATGGGATTGTCGAGTACATGATCAACTCAAAAGTCTTGCACGACCACCGTCAATTTCAAAAACTGCATAGCCGTAATAAAACATGTTCAGAGAAAACTCTTGCTGAATCTGAGGAGCATACTGCTCAAGAAACTTAATGTCCAAATGAGTCGTCTGTGCGTTGAGTTGTGTAAAGTCGAGTGCGCCCCCCTGATTGTACTCGGTTGGTCGTTCACTAAAGCAGTACATGTAGATGTTCTTTGTCGGCACGGACAATCCGTGATCGACCGCCTGCTTGAATGTATAATACAGTCCGCCCGGAAAGTTGGACAGGACGTTGTTGTTGTTCAGGTAGAGTGTCGCGTAGTCAATGGTGTCAATGTACCGCAGGGACACCCCGTTAAAGAACGTGACGGGTGTCGCAGCTAGAATATACTGCGTCGTGTACCCGTAAGCATAACGCGAATTGTAATACGCGGCTGTCTTTTCATCCTCGTAGCGCTTGTTCCGAATAAACCACATCATCATCGATACTGGAAAGTTGGCGGTGAGATTGACGCGCGCGACACCATTTGTGAAATTCTGAACCGCCTCGCTCCACCGCCTTGGAATTTTGAAACGGTGTTTGCGACTCTTATAATAAAGACGCTCAGCCGGCGTCAGGGTCACCTCCTCAATGAGTAGTCGTGGATTTATGAGGTCGACCGAGGTTGTTGCGTTTGTGATCCATGTATTCGAGTTGAATGTAAAACGAACAGATACAGTCGATGCCGTCATGGCGCACAATGGAAAGTACGGTGCTTTGTTCTTTCGTCTGTGACTGAATCGCCGACAAAAGAAGAAATCGAGCGGAACAATACACGACACGGCCGACGTCGCCACGACGTTCGATCCTTCGGGTGTTCCGTTACTGACAAGTTGGTACATGGCGAGTTTTTCGTCCGCGTCCAGGAACAGTTGGTCGTTGAGAATGTACATGTCATCTGTGATGGTTTCGTATGCAATGCCATCGACAAGAAATTCCGCCTTGGCGATGACTGCCCGTCCAACAAGTTCCGTGTAGTACGTTCCGGCAGGAAGTGCCGGAAGACTAAACTGAAGATACATGTTTGACAAAAGATCTCCAGACTCGCGCGGAAAAATATCCACCTGTTTGGTTGTTCCGAGGTAGGTGTTTCCGGACAAAGGAAGACTGACACGCTGTGTCAATACAAACGCCGTGTGCTGTTTAATTTCTGGAATCCAAAATGACTGACCTCCGTAGATGTATGGATCCTGTGGACCGATTGCTGCAAGAGCCGTGAGAGCTCCTGTCCCAGAACCACGATCGACAACCGTATGGTAGACGTTTCGCCCCTCGGTCGTCGTGACGTTTGATGACAAGTCACGCAGCGGTACAACGTTTCCAGAGAGCAACGTCGCGTCGTACACTCGTGGGTCGTACAGGGACAAACCGCCCGTCACCGTGGCGTTTGAGACGGCGACGCTCGGGGGAGTCAGACGCAGACGCATTATGGAACTTCCGGTCGTCACGACGTTTGGTGCGTCCGAAATGACAACGGCGTTTGACACAAACGGAAAAGACACTGCCGGTGGACCAGCACGCACAACTGCATCCGAATAGACATTTGCTGTAAACGTTGTGATCATTACATTTCCCGAAATGCCGTTCAGGTCCAAAACGTTCCATCCGGGTGCTATGGAGTATCCGGGCGTTGGTTCTGAGAGATATACCATGAACGTGTTGGATGTCTTGTCCCGGCTCGGGCCATAAAATCCCCTGACGCTCACAAATGTCTCGAACGGCGTGTACGGTGTGTTTGTTCCGTTGAGTGCATTCTGGACTATGGTCAGATAGGTTTTCTGGGACTGTGATTTATCTGGACGTAACTGGTACGCCGCCCGAAAATCACGGTATGGCTGGGCCAACTGTAAAAACTGCATGGGTGGTGGTGTCGTGAGGTCCGGAACTGTGAGCGCCTGAAGCGCCGAAATTCCAGAGTTGACGGACGCGAGTGTGTTTGAAAATGTATCACTTGGTGTCACGTACGTTTGAAACATTGGAACATATTGCAGATAAAGAATGTTACGATCGGCTGGATATTTAAGCCCGGAAATGTATTGAAGTTCAGATTGTATGCCCAAAAGAGAACTTGGTACAGTCGGTGGAGTCACGAGCGAATTTATATTTTGTAGGATGATCGTCTTATTTCGACCAAATATGTTTTCGTCAGGGGATGAAAGAAGCGTTTGTATAAACGCGTCAAGTTCAGTCGGAAACTTCTGGGCTCGTAAAAATTGAATTTTTTGGCCAAGAGGTGTTGTCGGATCAAGACTGACTAAAAGGTCTCTTGTTTGAAGAATTCCAAGAGACATAACTACAACTGACTCAGATTTTGTTTCCAAAGTTCGGGCACACTGGTTCGCCGAAGAACGTCAATGTCTCGTTCCAGGCGATTCACCTTTTCACCGAGTCGTTCAATTTCCTCGGCTGTGTACTGTGACGTTTTCGTATCCAGAAGCATCCCCCATAGACTCTCAGGAAATTCAAACTGTTTCAGTTCAACCTGGATATCCCTAAGAGGTCGTCGAAATACTCGAAGCGACCCAGATATTACCAACTGTATGAAACGCATACGATGATTCAAAACTGAGAGTTCACACGTCATCTTTTCAAGGAGGTGTGTGCGCCGCCGGGCATACACCTTGATCCGAACCTCGAGAAACTCCGTCAGAATTTCTTCTGGGCTCGCATACTTTCGGATCCCTTTTGGTCCAACGAGATACATGTTTGACGTATGGACCGACTTTTTGAGCCCGAGATCCGCCAAAGCTCCGCCCCAAATTTTGAAATCGGGCTTTGTCTCGGTTGAATGATTTTCGTAACGACTTATAGTTCCCTTTTCTGAGAGTTCATCCAGATGCTCCTTGAAATCCTGAATCCAGAGACCTGGTGGTAACTCCGTCACATGCCAATAGCCATTCTCTTCTGTGGCTGTACCGGACAAGATCCATGTGTGTTCATTTTTGCGCTCAACCGAACCGGTAAACCCCGTGAAGTACGGCGCCATCGGCACCATTGGTCGACCGTCGAGCGCACATTGGATGTTCGTCACAAGATCTTCCAACTTGTAAGGCGGAACATAGCACGAAAATCCGGTACCGATCCCCTCGGCTCCATTCACGAGTACCATCGGTACGATTGGTGCATACCATTCTGGTTCAACCGTCTGACCATCATCCACGACATACTTGAGCACGGCGTCATCTGCTGGATCAAAAATTTTTCGAGTCATAGATGCCAGCCGCGTAAAGATGTACCTCGGACTGGCTGCATCCTTTCCACCCATGAGTCGCGTTCCAAACTGTCCAGATGGTTCGAGCAGGTTGACGTTGTTCGACCCGACAAAATTTTGCGCCAGTCCGATAATGGTTCCCTGAAGTGAAGCTTCGCCGTGATGGTACGCCGTCACCTCAGCCACATATCCGGCGAGTTGCGCCACCTTCATGTCGGATGTCAACCCGCGCTTCATGCATGCATAGAGCACCTTGCGCTGACTCGGCTTGAGACCATCCATGAGATGCGGAATACTCCGGTGGATATCCTCGGCCGAAAAAAAGACGAGATCGCGGTGGACAAAGTCGGACACGCCGAGGCGCTGGACCGAACCGTACTCGACGCCGTTCGGAGGAGTTTTCATGTGATTGACGAGCCACGTCTTTCGCTCGTCCGCCATGGACTTGGCAAAGGCGAGTGCGACCGACTCGTCCATGTGTTCATCTGGCTCAAACTTGACTGTGAGCTGTTCGATCGACTTGAAATACTCCTTCGCCTCGGCGCTCGTCGATGTTCCGAGACCCTTGTAGTACTTGACTTGGCCGCGCGCACCGGACGCCTTGTACGCCGCCTCTGTGAAGAACCATTTTTTTCCCACCTTGATCACCGGAGTGACCATAGCCACAAGAAATCCAAGTTCGATGAGCTCGGGCCAGAAATGATGAATCATATTCAGAACCAGGCCCTTGATGTGCGACCCATCCTTGTCCGCATCCGTCATAATCATGAGACGGCCGTACCGAAGTTCACGAAGCGATGTATACTTTTTGCCGTGCTGCAAACCCAAAATCTTTTTGAGGTTTGAAAACTCTTCATTCTCCGTGAGTTGTTTGACGGATGCATCGCGTACGTTTCGAGGTTTTCCTCGGAGGGGAAAGACTCCGTAACGGTCACGACCCACCACCGACAAACCTGCAACCGCCAGCGTCTTGGCCGAGTCACCCTCGGTTACGATCAGTGTACACTCGACAGATCGAGCAGTCCCTGCCCAGTTAGCATCGTCAAGTTTCGGAACGTTCACCTTGGAGCGTTTCGAGCCGTTCGTCTTGTTCAGAACCTTCTCGGATTTTGCCATTTCCAGTGCAGCCAAATCATCAGCAAGGCCACAGGCCATAACGGCTTTGATGGTGGCAGGGCGGAATACATATTCGGTCGTATCCTTAGAAGTGCACTCTGTTTTAGTTTGGGACGAGAACGTCGGTCGGTCGCGCGTCGCTCGCATAAACACCCAAAGGCATGCACGCACCTGAGCCGGCCGAACATCCTTCACAGGCAGAGCCGCCACGAGTAAACTGACAAATCGATCGATGTGTGTCCCGCCCTGTGTCGTCGCGATACCATTCACGTATGACACTTGTTCAAACTTCCCAGTGTCCGTGTGAGCCACGACGATGTCTTTTCCAAGGGTCACAATCGGGCCTTGTGTGTGCATACGCGCATACGCCTCGAGCGACTCCACCTCGAGACGTTGTCCGTTCAGGGTGACATGCGCCTTGGTCCACATCGCAGCGTCCCACGTTCGACGAGTCACGACGGTGAAAAAGTCTTGCGTTGGACCACCCTGACCAAACTTGGACCAGTCGGGTAAAAACTCAATCTCGACGCCAGTCGTGTCACCTTTTTCACGGATGATTGGCTCATCCATGCGGCTCATATTGTCGTGCCACGTCTGAGAATACTTTGTGCCGATTCGAACTGTGAAGCGCTTCGAAAAGACGTTTGTGAGTTTGGCACCATAGCCGTTTCGACCGCCGGTTGTGCGTTCCTTGTCGTCGTCGTAGTTGCTCGACGTGAGAAGATGTCCAAAGATGAGTTCAGGAATCCAGACATTTTCAGTCTGGTGTTTTTTGATGGGGATGCCGTCACCATTGTTGCGAACAGTGACGGTCCCGTCAGGTTTCCACGACACGTCAATCCGAGTCACCTTGCGAGGGTGCAAGGTGTGTTGGTCAATCGCATTGACTAAAATTTCGTCAAAAATTTTGATGAGCGCCGGTGCAATATGGACCGTGTGACGTTCAAAGTGGTCATCGACGAGTCGCCATGTATCTACAGGCCCTGGAACGAGCGAACCGACATAACTGTCTGGTCGTTTCAGGATGTGTTCGACATGTGTCAGTTTTTTCCATTCCATAGCTTGGAGACTTGTCAAAGGTTTAAGTGAGCCACTCGTACCCGTCGTACGGATTTTGATTCTCAAAAGCAGTACTTGGAATCTTTGTATTTGCGGCGTCCGGCCATTTCTTCCATTTTACCAAGAAGAGATCCTTGTCAAAATCTTCTTCGATGATATACTCCACCTCGTATTTCTCAGGGTCTTCGGCGCCATGCATGTCGAGCACTTTCTGCTTGTACTCAAAGTAGGATGTTGTGCCCATGCGACGATTGCAGGAGGTGCATCCGATGTGCATATTTTCGAGGTCATCTTCGCCACCCTTCGCCTTGGCCACGATATGGCACACCTCAAACTGGAACGGCGTGAGCATGTTTGTACAGAACGGGATGGGGCACTTGACACAAAATTTGTTTCCGGCACGATACTTCCAGACCGCCTCTCGCTTCTTCTTCAAGGGTGAAACCTTTCCGGTACAGCGCCCACAGAGCACCTTTTTCGAGTCGGTGTCAAAGTTGAAGGCGTTCACCTTGGCGTGACATTTTTTGCACCGACTCGCGAAGAATGTTTCACCCACCTGGTTGCGCCAGACTGCTTCGCGGATCGTCTCTTTCATTGCTCGTTGGAAAATATACGTCAGATTTCTATAGGTGTGTCCAAAATACGAAAATTTTTTGGAGCTCAAAAACAGAATGAAGATTTGTCCGACAAACTTCGGTCCATACTTTTGGAATGTGATTCACATGACGGCGATGAGCGCCGAAGGCGAAGTGATGACACCCGAAAAACGTCAGGCGTATGTGACGTTTTTCGAATCCATGCCGGATGTTCTTCCGTGTTCAATGTGCGGTAAGCACCTCAAAGAAAACCTCAAGGTGTTGCCGGTTGACACAGACAACATGTTTGAGTGGTCTGTCGACCTGCACAACTTGGTGAATTCTCAGCTAAATAAACCCGAGGTGTCGTATCCGACGGCCCGTCGGTACTGGTCCGCCCGGTGTATCAGGGGTCCTTCGCGTGAAAAGTCTCTCTTGATGGTTCTTGCTGCTGTGATTATTTTGCTCATGATTGCATACTACCTCAAGTAAGTTCTTTCGCGTTGTGAAAACCCAAGACCATTGAAATTGGTTGAAGCGGCAAGGGTGTACGCACCCATACGTGGCCAGACAAGAGTGTCACCCACCTCAGCCGTCACTGGAACCGGAACCTTTCCAATGACGTCTGATCCGTCGCATGTACATCCAAAAACAGTCTTTTCGACACAAAATGTATCCGATACAGGGACCGGCCGCGCATGGTCCATGACGACACAATTGAAAGCCCCGTATAAGCTGTCATCTATGGTGACCGAATCATCTTTTGTCCCGATGATACGTGTATGTAATTCTATGGCGTGTTCGACAAAAAATCGTCCAGGTTCTGCAATGACGTTTCGGAAACCATATCGGATAATCGCCTCGTTGATTGTTGCACACGCTGGATGGATCGTTTCGAGTGACTCGGTTGAAAATCCACCACCGATATCCAAAATCCATGGGTCGTGGCCGTAGTATCTCAGTATGCCAAACGCCGAATGAGCTTTTTGAATTGCGTGTGCATGGGCATCGGGTGACTGTGCAAATGATCCGACGTGAAAACTCACCCCCTCGACTGCAAGTCCGAGACGTTGCGCCTCTTTGGCAAGCACGGCCCATTCCGTCTCAGGTGCACCAAATTTGTTGCCCATGGGACATCGCGCGAGGGGATCGTCCGCCTTGATACGAAGGACGAGTGCCATGTACGGCGCCAACTTGGCCATTTTCTGAAGTTCAGAGACGGAATCGAATGTCGTGTACCGGATGCCGAGACGATCCGCGTGTCGAATGTCTTCCGGGCGTTTACACGGGTTGGCATAAATGACGGGTGAATCCAAGGGAACAAGTTGTATTTCATCCGGGCTGGCGCAATCGAAACCGGCGCCACACGTCGCAAGTGTCCTGATAATTTCAGGGTCCGGACAGCACTTGACGGCGTAATACGGTGTGATGGTTGGAAACATACGGGTCCAAAGATCATAAGCCTGTCTGACCTTTGCGAGGTCTATGACGTATACCATCCCAGTAGTCCCGGACTACTTTTTAGGACCAACATTTTTTCTAGAGTGACTCTATGGTGAGAGGATGTTTCGCATGTTCGCGTACATATTCCCCTCCGTCACCACGTCGCAGAACTCCTACTCAGGCTGAAATTAAGGCTGCGACAAACATTCAACGAATATACCGCGGAGGATCTACCCGTGAGGCTTTGCGGTCCGGTCGAATGAAAAGTCAAGTGCGTTCTCAACGTCTGTCGGCACTTGCTTCTATGCGTCCACTTCCGCCAAACATAAAACGTCGCATTTTAAACAAAACAATTACGAGAGTTCCAGGGTCTTTCAATAAAAGACATGCACCAAACCTCCCAATCAATGAAAATTTGCAACAATGGTTTCGTACGATACACACAAATGCATTAAATTTTCCAGATGACCAAAGCTATGCTTCGTACATTAGAAGAATTGAAAACCTAGGACGAACTAGACATGCAAATAATTTAAATACTAAAAGAAACAGAGTAAAGGCAATTTTAGCTCGGTACGAACTTCTTCAGCCCATGAAAAATTTTCCAGAGGCGGTTGTTTCGCGATTACCGTCGGTTATTCGATGGAGACAACGTCTCGAGGCAAACTTTAAACGCAAATATGTTCCTCGGCATCAAAACCGTCTCAGTTCACCTGAACTCTATGCATTTTTGAAAACTATGCCGTTGGTCTATCTATCGAGGGTCACGAACAACGCGCCTCGGTATTCCTGAATTATTTTTTTTCCTAGGGAATAAAACATTGTTTATTGCTTTAATAAGTTCACGTTGAGCTCGTTTACGTTCGAGGTT